ACTATCGCCGGACCTTGGACGCTGCGACCATTTACGATTGCCTTGCTGCCCGCCCTGATTTCCTCGGTGCTGCCGACTGCGGCGCCGATAGACACGGGCCACTCAAAGCCGTTTCGGGCATGGAGGGCGACCTTGTAGCTCGGGTCGTTCGCATCTTCCGTGTTGCCGGTGAGGGCGCCGCTGATCTTGACCTGCTTCGCGGTAATCTGAGCCTTGCCCTGCCCGACGATCTGGCTGCGGTCATGATCGAGCAGGATGGTGATATTCTCTGCCGCCTTCAGGCCGCCGAGGTCGACGTACACCGGGCCGGCCCAGTCGATGGTCAAGACGCCGCCGGAATAGGCGAGCATCGAAAACGTCGGCTGCTTTGGCTTGCCTTCGGCGTCGGCAGCGGCCAGGGTGATAGCCGCCCTGGCGGACAATGTGAGCTTGGTCATGTCGGGCTTTTTCATTTCCCGGTCGCCTTTCGCATCGCGTTCTGTTGCGGCTGTTGCCGCGTCGGCTCCACGTTGTCATCATCGTCGCCGGTGGTCGGGTCTGCCGCCCCTGCGAAGATCGAGTCCCGCACAAGCTCCTGATAGTCCGCGAACGTCACGCCCATTGCATCGGCGGCGGCCCTGAACGCCTTGCGCCAGTCCATGTTTCGAGCGGCGTAGAGTTCGGGGATCGTGACCAGGCCGCTCTTCAGCAGCGTGGCTTTCGCAGCCGCCAGCTTCAGCGGGTCGCCGAGTTCGTTGGAATCCCAGAGCCAGGAATGCGAAACCTCAAACACCGTGCTGCGCATCGGCTGGGGCAGGTAATCCTTCAGCAGCGACGCCTCCTCAATCCAATCGGCGAGAAGGTCGTCAAGCAGGAGGCTGTCGAGTTCGTCGCGTTCGATTTCGCGGGGCTTGTAGTAGATTCTGTAATCGAGGTTGCCGCTGGCAAAGTTGCCCTGACTGGAGTCGCCGAGGGCCACGTTCAGCGAAACGCACTCGCCGCGGGCGATCTCGCGGACGATGGTGATCACAAACTTGTCATGGGTATTGATCGGCTGTTCAGGCTTGGTTTGGCCGATGTCGTAACCGTCGGGCAGCGTCGTGACCATGTTGTGCTGGAGCGGGAACAAGTCGAACGGGTCGGGCACTTCCACCGCCGGCGCGTCGTCATCCTGCATGCCCTCGGCGGACAACGGCGTTTTCATAAACATCGCGTGCGCCGCCGCGTTTTCGGCAGCGTGAACGACGGCCAGATTGTACCGGCGGAGCAGTGCGTACAGCGGCAGTCCGGCGGTCATCTCGGAAACGCCGCGGTGCTGGCCGGGGCGGTCAGACTCGAACCAATGGATCACAGACTCGGCGGGGACAAGGTCTTCCCGCTGGGCGTCGGCTGACTGGCCGGGGTCGCCCGGGTGGCCCCGGAGAATGTGGTATTTCGTGGGGTTGCCGGCCGCGTCGAAGTCGATCCCGTCGATGTGCAGCTTGTCCGGCATGGCCATGTACGGGCTGGCTACCTGCTCGGCCTCGATCAGCCGGATGTCCAGCTTGATCGCGTGCTTGAGCGTCGGGTTCGTGATCTTGACCGCGAACGCTTCGCCGTCTACGCGGCGAGCCTTCCGCATGGTCCTGAGCTTCGGGGCGATTTTGATCTTGCGGAGCCAGGCGTTGAACTTGCCCTCCACGTCGGCGCGAACCTTCTCAGGCAGGCGGTCATCGTCGATGCTGAGCTTGGGGCCGCTGCCGACGAGGTCATACGCGATCGATTTGCCGATGCCCTTGGCGATGGAGTTGTTCGTCGCTTCGTATCGCGCCCGCTGGCGCAAGACCTTGCGGACGGCTGGCGAATTGGCGGCGTCGGCGGCCAGGGCGTCGGCAGAGGCCCAGTGATTGACGTTGAGGGCGGTAGTCTGGGCCGAGTCGTAAGAGGCCGTGAGCTTGCGGCCGAACACGTTGCCGAAGGCGCCGCTCTTGACGGCGCTGAGAGATTCGAGCCGATTGAGGGGGATGCCGGAGACGAGCTTCATGGCGGCGGCCAGCGGGGCGTCGTCCATCAGGAGCCGGTCACGCTCCGCGTTGACGATCTGGCTGATGCTCTTGCGCACGAGCCGACGCGTCGGCTTGGCCTTGCGGCGGAATATCGCGGACAGGATGCTCATCTTGCCCCCGGTGGTGTGGCCTGGGTAAACCGGATGCCGCCGCCGACACGCCGACGAACGGACGCGGGGGCGCGGAACTTGGCCGCGGCTATTAGGTCCGGCAGGGGGTGCTCTTCGCTGCTGCCCATGCCGGCCACGGAAATGCTCTTCGGCCCGGCGGCCGATTCGTCAATCGCGGCGGTGATGTCGGGGTCTGCCATGCCCGCACTATGGGCCTGGCTTCCGGCAATGGGCAAAGGAAAAAGCCCCCGGACAGGAAGATCGTGGTATTAGTAGCAAACCAAGCCCGTCAGGATGCCCGGAGCGTCGCCAGGCTGGCCGCAGTGGGCCTATCGGCGGGATGGACGGGGTTAGAGGCGGTTTTCGGCCTGGGGGCGTCCTGGGACGTTCTAGCCGCGGCGTTCAATGGTCCTGAAAGAATAGCCGCACGCGCGACAGGTCCGGTAGCGACGAACCCCATCCTCGACCTGGAGCGTGTGATTCACGGACGGGAAGTGCATGCAGCCGCAGCGCGGGCATTTTATCCCGCGCTTCGGCCCGCCGCCCTGGTTGGAGTCGCCGAGCATCTCCTCGATGGACTTTCGGATGCGTTTCATTGCGAGATTCCCTTCTCGTTTCGCCGGGCCATCATTGCCTCGATCCCGACCCGCACCCGCTTGATCCGCGTCACGCCCGGCTTGGCGACGCCGGGGGTTTTAATCCCAGCTACCGACGCCGCCGCGCATGCGTAGACCGTGCAGTTCCCGCAGACAATGACCTTGCCGTGTCGGCGCACGATCAACGTACCGTTCGGCACCGTCGCGCAATACACCATGCCGTCGTATGAGACCGTGCCAAAGTTCGGCTTGTTCGTGGAATCTCTAAGGTGGCACCATGCGGCGACTTTTCTTCTGACGTGGTATTGCTTCCGGGTGCCAGAAATAGGCCGGCCTCGGATAATTCCACCCACGGTCGGCTCCTTGATGGTCACAGAAGTGCCAAATCCCATTTTCAGGTAAAGCTCCTGCATATCATCGGCAAGCCGGCCGCTGACGGTCGCGTAAGTTTCACAGCGTCTATGCCGCCAGCCGTCTCCCATTACCGCGGCGTCAACAAACTCGCCGATGATGTCCGGGTCGGCGTCCTTGATCCATTGCGGAACGTATCTGTCAGGCTGCTTGCCCAGCGGCTTGAGATAGTCGTAAAGTTGTTGACTCTGAATGATGAATCCGGCCCGCTCCTCTCGATAGTGCCACGGAAGGCGGTCGAGACAATGCCGAATCATCGCCCTGCCTTTGGTTTTGATTTGGGCTATCCCAATACGATACTCCCTTGTCTTGCCGTTATACAAATGGCCCTCGGCGACGAACCATCCAAGGAAGCCCGCGAAGATTCGGGCGTCCACGATTGTCTCGCCCCTCTTTCCTCCGGGCGGAAGCGTAAGGGTCCCTGTCTGTCTACCTGTCCATTTGCATCTTGTTTTGATCTTGTCCCATATCGTCAGGTCTTCGGCCTTTTTGATTCGTGGTCCGCGCGATGCTTGGCCTTCGTATACGACCATCCGATGCCCCGGCGTCACAAGGAAGTCGAGCCTCGTATTTGCGCCTCCGCCAAGCTGGACCATTGGCCCCGAATATGGCTTGGCGATTATGTGTGTCGGATTCTGATATTCAATCTGATCGCTTTCCACGTTCACTGTGGCGAGGTGATCGTTAGGGTCGAGATCCCCAAAGAACTTCCAGCCGCTCTTGCAAAGCACTTCTGTTTCTTGATCGTAGCAATCGAGCCAATGGTTATCGGGCCTCTGCGGGCGCAAGGTCCATTCCTGCACGTCCCGCCCGTGGCCGCTGGTGGTCACGTACGTCTCCGCCGTGATATGCGATGCAATCAGGCTGTGCATACCGACCTGGCCGAAGAGCGTCAACGCGCCGGGGTCCCCCTCGGGGGTCAGGAACCCGGCGTGAATGTGCGACTTCCAATAGTTCACGTCGATGGCGATGTAGGGAAACTCGCGCGTGCCTTTCGTC